ACTATTAGCACCACCGCTAGTACCACCGCTAGTTCCACCGCCACCACCAGAATCATGTCCTTGATTGTATATAACCATAGCAGCTTGATATGCTGCATTTGCTTCTGCACCCGGACCAAACCTATCTCTAAATTCAGACAAGTTAGGTTTTCCTCCATGTGCTAAAGAAACTCTACCACCCTTAGACATATCTAACCTATCGGCAGTAACATACTTACCTTGATATTTTTTTAATCTTTTCTTTTGTTGTTTTTTTCTTGCCATAGTTATATACCTATTTTACTTGACTTCAAAGAGTTTGTCAAGCTTTTCTCCGATTTTATCTATTCTATCCATGAGGATTCCCATGTCATCTTTAACTTCATTTTTGGTTACGTAGTCTTTTGCAATCTCTTCACGAGTCTTGTTTAAGAGAATGTCTAATCTTTTGTTTTCTTGTGTATTACTTTTGATGCTATAAAGCACTGGAGCTAACACCAATGTTATGAAGATGTTCCAGAACAAGTAAGGTGTTAGTTCCATAGTGTGTTTATCCTATTGTTTTAGTAACGGATGTTGGTGTGATAAGTAATACGATTTGAGCATCTAATCCAGCTTTTAAATCTGTAACTGCATCACTACCCATAGCAGCTTCTACCCAGCCTTGTACGTCTGAAGCAGATAAATCTGCAAAAGCTGTAAAGCTTGACAAGTCTGAAGTATCTACAGATTGAGTTCCGTATGATGTAGCAGTCCAGTTGTTGCCATCAGCATCCTGATTAGCATCGTCTTCTGCTGTTAATCTCCAATGCACGTTATAAACAACGTCTGCATTACTTTCTAGTGTTGGGTAAGTATCAACTGTTGAAACATCCCATGTATATCCTATTGCCATAATTATTCTCCTTTTAATAAGTTAATTTCAGATTGTAAGGCATCAATCTGTGTTTGTTGTTCTTTCATTCCTGCAACTAAATGTACTACTAATTTGCTGTAATCCATTTGATACATCTCTTCTTCAGAACCTGATACAGCGTTAGGAACTATGTCTAACACTTCTTGTGCTATTAAACCTTCGTCAGCTTGTCCATCTGCTTTCCAGTTATAAGCTACTGGGTTAAGTTCGTTGATAACTTCTAAACCTCTTGCAGAGCCTGTAACGTCTTTTAGTCTTGCATCTGATGATGTGTTGTAAGCTGTTGAAGAACCATTAGTAAAAATTGTTCCAACAGCACCATTAGCGTTCCTAAAAGCTACGTGTCCTTCATTTCCTGTACCAGTTCTTCTTGACTCAAAATTATACGAAGTTGTGCTTTCAGCAGTTATTTTTGCACCAAAAGAACCAGCAGTAGTCCCCACAAACAAGTTGCCTGATGAGTCTATTCTCATGCGTTCTGTTTGAGAGCCAACAGTAGCGGATGATGAGTGGAATGTTATACCATTATATCCATCAATTCTTACTGTACTGTTTGGTAAAGAAACACCAGCAGAATTACTACCTGCTCCATTATATATTTTTCCATCTGAAATACCTATATTACCATTTACTGTAAGAGCCTCTGCAGGAATACTAGTACCAATTCCAACATTACCTGAAGAATCAATACGCATTCTTTCTACTGGGGTTTGACCAGTAGCAGATGCAGATGTAACTTGCATGAATTTTAAACTACCAGTAGTACTTGTAATAATATTACCTGCTGCACCTCTAGTCGTAAAAGTATTTGCACTAGATTCACAATCGGTACTAAATCCTATATAAGGGTCTCCATTAGTTCCAAAAACACCTAAAGTTCCGTAATATTGTCCGCCATTATTTTCGTGACCAAACTCTATAGAAGCACCATTTTGTCTGTTATTAAATTCTGCCATAGTTTGTCTAGCTACAGCGTTAATTTGCAATACGCCATCAGAAGTAATACGCATTCTTTCTGTATCGTTACCACTAGATATACCAGCAGTATGAAAAGACATATATGTAGTAGCACCTGATGAGCTTCCATATTTGTATCTAATACTTCCTTTTACACCTGAACCTGCTCCTGAACTATCTCCGCTATAAAATTCTAAACCAGCTATATCGTGACCAACAGTATGTGACGAACCTGAATTGATAGTGCCTAATCTTAAATATGCTGAATTAGCTGTGCTTGTTTGACCTTCAATGAGAACTGAAGGACTACTCGTTCCAATTCCAACATTGTTTGAAGAATCAATTCTTACTTTTTCGCTATTATCAATTAAAAACTTCATTACAGAACCAGATTGAGCATCTCCAGCATCAGCATTAAAAGATAAAACACCATTAGCTTGTGTAATTTGAGCAAAAGTAGCAGGAGATGATGAGTCAGACAATCGCATTGCAGATGTTCCGTTTGCAGATATGTCTAATAAGTCACTAGGACTAGCAGTTCCAATTCCAACGTTGCCTTCCATTAAAAGAATGTTTGAAACAGAACTTGTTCTAGGTATTAATACTAAATCACCATTATTGCCTGAGTATGCACTTGTTGACATACCAATATAACCTGCTGTTTGCGAACTAGGTGTAGATGCAATATCTCCAAACCTTAAACCAACGCCATTAGCATCCAAAATTTCTAGCTTAGTTGCTGGTGAAGTATCTCCAATTCCAACGTTGCCTGAAGCATCTATTCTCATACGTTCTGTGCTTGATGTGCCAAAAGTTATTTTACCAGCAGAGTTATTAACCATAACATCTAACTGGTCTGCGTTTTCGTTGTAGTTGATTTGAACATTACCACTTGACGCAGTTTCTAAGTAAATCTGAGGTGATGCACTTTTTATAGATAATTCAGCAAAAGGACTAGTCGTTCCAATTCCAAGCGATTCAGCACTTGCATCCCAGAATAGAGCTTGGCTAGTTCCTGTATCTTCGTAGAAGGAGATGTCGCCTGTTTGGTCAATTCTTAATCTTTCTAAAGGCTCAACATCGCTAGTGCTACCTCTGGTGTGAAAACTTAGTCTTGCCCTATAATCTGCTAAAGCATTTTCTGTTGCTCTTATTTCTGTTCCTGTGTAAGTAAAAGTTCCCGCACCTTGTGGATTTATTCCAATTTTACCTATACCCGCAACAGAGCCTGATGAACCTGCTGCATCTCCTACTCTTAAAGCATAAGCCCCATTGGTTTGTGCTGATATTTCTGCCAAACCATCAACAGTAAGCCCATCCATCGTGGCTGTACCTGTTACGTCTATGCCTGTTGAGGTTGTGGCTAGTTTTAAAGCAGAATCATAATAAAGTTCCACAGCACCGTCTGGTATCATCCTTGCCATGTATTCTGTAGAGCCTTTATCAAATTCTATATGTGAACCATTAGTTCTAACTACTAAGTTCCCGCCACCAGTTTCTTCAATAATTGAGTGATTACCTGTAGCTGTGTGATAAATCTCTAAATCTGAACCTGCTCCAAAGATAGCTTTATCGTCATCACCAAAGTTGATATCGCCTGTAGTTGTTAAACCTGTAAGAGTTCCAACACTTGTAATATTAGGTTGTGCTGCTGTAGCTAGTGTGCCTGTAATGTTTCCTGAAGATTGAATAGTACCTGTAATATTAATATTACCAGTACCAGTTATATCGCTTGAGTTTAAATCTAAATCTCCACCTAGTTGTGGAGTTGTATCTTCTACAACTTCATTAGTTGCAGCAACTGTAGTATCTACATAAGCCTTTACAGACTGCTGTGTAGGTATAAGAGTTGCAGAGTTTGAAGCCATGTTGTCTTCATCAACAAAAGCTGTAGCAGTTATTGTACCATCGTTAAGGCTACCAAATGTTAAATCTGTAATTGTTGTAGCAGCTATTGTACCACCTTCAACTTTATCACCGGATATTTGATTGTCTGCTAAAGTTAGTGTACCTGCAGAAACGTCTAAAGTTTTACCAGCTCCTACAGTAACATCTGAAGTTGCTATAGTTGCACCATCAATAGTACCACCATCAATGTCTGGAGTATTAACGTCTGGGCTTGTAAGTGTCTTATTTGTTAAAGTCTGTGTGCCTGTAAGAGTTGCAACTGTGCTGTCTATTGCTAAAGTAACTGCATTACCTGTTGCAGAACTATCAAGACCTGTACCACCTGATACAGTTAATGTTTCACTGTCTAAATCTATAGCTATTGTACCACTATCTGTAGTGATGTCTAAATCTTCTGCAGTAATTTGTGTATCTACATAATCTTTTACTGCTGCTGAAGTTGGTAAACTTGTATCGTTATCGTTAGAACCAATACCTTCTGACTCTAATACAATTGCAGAAGCTTTAAAGTTATCTACTTCAATGTTTGATACAGTGTTGTTATCAACATCTATTGTTTTGTTTGTAAGAGTTTGAGAACCTGTAAGAGTTGCAACGGTAGCATCTATATTAACTGTAACAGTATTACCTGAACCTACAGTATCTAAACCTGTCCCACCAGCGATTGTAAGGCTTTCAGAGTCGAGGTCAATGCTTAATGCACCACCACTATCACCTAAGAAATCTAAGTCCTGTGCAGTGACTTGAGCATCGATATAAGCTTTTACAGATTGTTGAGTTACTAAAGATGTAGCACTATCAGAACTTAAGTCATCTTCATCAAGCACTGCTGTAACTGTAGAGCCTGTTGCAAGTACTAAGCTATCTATATTAGCTGTGCCATTAATGTAAAGGTCTTTAAACTGTAAAGAACTTGTACCTAAGTCTATGTCGTTATCTGTAACAGGTACTATAGCTCCATCTGCTATGTATAACTGTTGTACTGGACTATCAGAAACTTGTACATAAAATTCTATGTAGTTATTTGTTGTATCTATTAATACTTTATTATTTGGAGCAGTTTCTCCTGCATCACCAATAAGACCTATAACTGGTCCTTCGTTTGCAGTGCCATCGTGTTTGTGACCACCTGTATTACTAAAAGCATTTAAAAGTTGGTTGTACTCATTATTAAATAATGCAGCAGTGATTGTATCTCCGTCTGCGAATGTACTTTGTCTTGTATAACCTGCCATTGTGTTTATCTCCTACCTGATGGAATGTAATCTATGTATAATCCGTTTATTGTGTATGGTGCGTTTGTATCGTTTGTTAATATTCTAAAGCTATTAGAGTAACCACTACCCTGAAGTGCTAACCTAACTAAAGGCTGTTCAGATGCTCCAAATTTTGCAGTGCCAAATAAAGCACTACCAAATATTGATGGGGCTGGTACACTTTCTAATAAGTAATCTTCGGGTTGTGGTGTTTCGTTACTATCGTAATCAAATCTAACTCTTACTGAAGGCTGTACTTCATTTTCAGGACCAATTGATAGTTTAACGTAGTGTAAAGTTTTTAAAGTTCCAAAGTCACCATAATCATAGTCAGGTGTTTGATATCTTGCATCTATTGCAGCACCATCAAAATTATCACCTGAGTTATGTAAATAAACATAACCGTCTGTATCACCATGATAATATTTTTCAATACCATTAGTATCAAATCCAGAGCCTATAGCTGTAACTTCCATACCTAGCATTTCAGACCATTCAAAACCATTAGGTCTTAATGTACCTATTATACCTCTTTGTGAAGCATTTGTCAAGTCTGTATCAGTATAAAATAATCTATACTGTGATTTTTCTCTTAATACTACACTACTTATTGTATATTCGTTGACATTTTGTGCTAGTTCTGTTATAATAGGTTGTATTGACTTACTAACTGTACCTAACTCAACGTCACCAATTCTTGATGTACCAGCAACTGTTCTTAAGCCATCAGGTGCTAAAAATATTAAATCACCACCAATCTCTTGAATACTGTAGCCACTTAAACATCCTACACTTTCAGCAACAGGTACTACTGCTACTGTACTTGAGTTATTAATGTTTATAAGTTTATGAATACTATTTTCACAAAATATAAATAAATCTGTACGGAAACCTTTAATACCTACTATCTTATCTGATATAGTTACTGCACCTGCACCAGCACCACTAAAAGATGTAGGGTCATTATTAACACTGTAGTAAACTGTATTTTCATTATCAGTTACACCAGCAGCTATTAAATGATGGTCATGGGCTGTAATAAACTGTACGCCTTTAGTACCTGTAACTATTATTTCTTCTGTAAAGTATGTTCTTGTACTTAAAGCTCCCGTGCCTTCCATTCTAAAACTAAAAGGTTCATTAACTCCATCAGCTATAATAATACTTCCGTAGTCTTGTCCAGCACCTTCAAACATTGCAAATTGACTTTGCCCTTGTCCAGTTCTTGCTGCAATACTTTTACCTGTAAAGGTTGCATAGTCATCTCCACTACCTGCAGATAATCTATTTATTGTTAGCCATGTAATACCATCTTGTGTAAAGTATATGTTAGTACCTGCAGTAACTACAACACCATCTGCATAAGGTTGAGTACCTAATATAGTTGTTGTGCTACCTGTAGGTTGAACTGCATCTCCTGCACCAAACTTACTAAAACCATTAATACGTCTATATCCACCTTCAATAGATACTTCAAAGTTTTGTAAAACTGTAGCAACTCCGGGTGTACGTAACAAGTCTATAGAGTTAGCTGATGTTACTAAGCCACCTGCACATGCTACGGTAAAAGGTTGTGAACGTGCCATATTTTAAAAGTAAGTTCTATCGTCTGTCATATACTTTGGAGCTGGATTCATAAGGTTTGATTTCATATACTTCATTCCTTTCTTATAATCATCCAATGCGAAAGCTGCTTGTTGTGGGCTTTCTTTAAACTGCCAAATGTAATAACGACTTCTAGCTGTTATTATATTACTGTACTGCTCTGGTAAAGTGATTGTGTCATCGTGTGCTGATAACGCAGTCGGTCTTACAAAAGCATAAAAGTGTATATTATAAACCTTATCAGGTATTGGACTTAATCCAAATTTTCTATTGTCAGGAGACTTGATTACAAATCTAGGTTCTCCGTGGTTTTGAGTATCTGCATCGTCTGCATTCTCACTGTCTCTGTAGTATCTTGTCCAGTCTGTATTAGTAAGAAACTTTAAACCTTTAGAGACATAAGGTGTTGTTTCTCCATCTACATTGATTGTTGTAACATAAAAGTCATCCCAATCTATTGATGAGTAGTCTGTAGTGATACTAGAACTATCAGACTTTAATGTGTACCATCTTTGTCCTGCAACTGTAGCAACTGTTACGTTACCATAGAAAGGGTCAGTGCCTCCACTAGCTCCTGCAGAAAAGAAAGGTAATTGTGGTTCTTCGTTGGCTATATCAAATATAGATTTATTGATACTATCTTTAACAAACTTCTGAATACCTGTAGCGTTTGTAAAGTTTGCAGATGTTAAAGGAACTTCATTAAGTTCTCTTAGTACTTCGTTAGTTATGTCAAGATATGTTGTAGCCATTATTTTTTGTGAACCTTTTGAATTGGAAAGTTTGCTTCTAAACTTGCACCTTTATGTTTTACAAACTTACCTGTGTGTTTCATTAATTTAAACGTACCATTTTTTTGTTTCATCCAATGGTGTCCTTTTGGTGCTTTAACTTTCATGCTTAGTTAGCTTTAGCTTTTGGACATTCTCCATGACCATACATAGGCTGAACTGAACCACCTTTAACATACATCATTCTACCACCACCCATTTTTTTATCTCTAGGCTTCATGTTATATCCACCCATCATCATCTCTTTTCTTTTTTCTTCTCCGTATTTCATTTTTATCTCCTTGTTTAAAAAGTGGAGGAGACCGAAGCCTCCCCCGAGTGACAATTAGTCAATTACATAAAATGCACTTACTAAAGCATCATCTCTAAGTACTTTCGCACCATAGACATGTAAGCCTCTTACTATATCACCAAATGATGATGGGTCTCTCAACACTTCAGTTGAAAGAATAGTATTAGCAGTAGCAGTTGATGAAATGTGACCAGCCATACATTTACCAGTAGCATTAGTTGGAGTAGCAACGTTATTAGATTTGTACATGTCAAATCCTCTTAGTTTACCACTTGATACTAAACCATTTCTGATAGAGCCTTGTCCAGCGTTAAAGTCAACAGACATTAACTTAGAGTCAGCTTTAGCTAATTCTTCATAGAATGAAGGAGGAGCTACGAACCATCTACCTTCTTCAGGTACATTTTGTTCGTCTAATAGTTTAGCAAATCTTGCCATAAGGTCAATTGCATCTACACCAGTTCCGTCAGAACCTAATAGGTCTACAGAATTACTTCCTGCTAAAGTTGCATCAGCAGTTGCATTATCCGTACCAATAATGTGGTCAGGAGTTGAAGCTGATACACCAGCAAACATAGTTGCTAGTACAGCAGAATCATATGCATCTTTAAGAGCATAAGCAGCAGATGATGAAGCTACTTCTTTGAAGTTGACATGTGACATTTTAGTTTCAATATCATCTACGATGAATTTAAAAGCTTTAGCACTATCAACAACAAGAGTTGTTTCAGCATCAGTTAGTTTAGTTGCAGCAGTATCAGTGCCTCTTGTATAGTCAGAGACAGAGATTACTGGTTCACCAATGATTTTTACAGAGTCTCCGTAAGCAGATATTTCACCAGAATAATCGGTGTTAGTAATAGCTTCAACTACACTTGCCTTTCTGAAAAAGTTAAGAACTTTCTTAGAGTATATGGAAGGTAGGAAGAAACTATTAGTTTGTCCACTTATGGAGTTTGCAAAGTTTGCATCGGTATCAGTTGAGGGTTCAAAATATTGAGCCATGATATTATTCCTTTAAGTTTTAATAGTTATTTTACGATTCTGCCCATTTGCATTGCATCTGATATCTCTTTTTCAAATCTATCAAATTCTGCAATACTCATAGCAGCAATCTCCTTTTCAGACCAAACCTTTTGTTGATTAGGTTCTATACTTTTTGTTTTAGTAGAAACCATATCAGCAGCAGATTTTCTAGTCTGTTTAGAATTTGACTTAGTCTTAGTAGGTTCAATTCCAAAATCCTTTTTAAACAAATCTAATGCACGTGAAGCTAGGTCAGCATCGTCAGCGTTTGAGTATATCCAGTCTTGGATAGACTTAGGCTGTTCTTTTGCCCAACCATGAAAGTCATCACTGTTTCTGATATCTTCAAAATCAGGGTGTCTTTCCATTAATCTTTTCTCTGCACTCTGTCGTACTAAGTTGTTTTCACGTTCTTGGAGTTTACTAAGGCGTTCTTCTAGAACTTTTGCTTTAGTCTCAGATTGTAAATGAGCAACGGTTTCTACGACTTCGTAAACATCAGGATAGTTATTTTTAAACTCTTCAAGTTCTTCTGGAGATTTAGGAGCTTTGTATTCGGTTCTATTACTAGTAGCCTCTTCAATTAACTCTTGTTCTCTAGATTTAAACTCGTTAAGCTTACTATCGTAATGCTTTTTTAAATCATCATATCTTTTTTTATAATCTGGTTTCTTATAAGGAGTATCCTTAGAAGTTTCCAGTTCTTCAGTATTGACATTATCTGTAGACTTAACTTCAGTTATGTCATTACTATCAAAGAGTTTATTCTTTTCAGAAGGCTCTTCAAAATATAATTGATTAGCAGGGGTAAAAGGTTTATCTTGTACGTGGTAATCTTTCTTTGCGTTATAAGGATTCGCTTGTTCTTCCTTTTGGACTGTATTAGTCATTTTCTATTCTCCTACTCAGGGCTTGTTTCACAAGGTAGCTCTATGTCGACTAGAGGGCTTGTTTGTAAAGGTAGCCTTTCGGTTATTAATGTGATAAAGTGCCTACGCTAATAGGGTGGCTTTATCGTTAGTTTGTTTAGCTTCTTACGTATGGCTGATATTTAATCATGTTTTCGTTTATAGCTTCTTGTGTTGGGTCTGAACTCATGTCCATTCCTAACAACGCATCAGCTTGTACGTTTACATTATTATCTTCAGGCATTCCGCCTTCAGCTAAACCTTGTCTTTCATCTGCTTTTGCTTCAGCATCTTTCATCATAGACATTAAACTGTCTTCTCCGATTTCTTCTACAGCTTTTGCAGTAAAGACAAATTCTCCGTCAGACAACCTTGCAGGTATACTGTCAGAGACTCCTGAACCCGGTCCATTAACAGGACCAGACCCAGCAAATTCTTGAGCAACATCTATTATTTTATCAAATAACATAGATAGTTGTTCGTCTTGTTCTAGTTTGGAAGTTAGCATATCTTCTTCTTCTTCGCTTAATGCTTCTTCCATTATAAATCTTGTGTAGTTATCTTCCATGTCATCGTCAGATTCCATTTCAGATTCCATTGGTGGTGTCATAACCATTAACATTTGGTCATCTATTTCTCCACCTTCAGCTTTTTGTTCTCTTGACTCTTCTTTTTTAGCAATCGTATTAAAAACATTAAATACATTTCCGGGTTCTGCATTAGTTTCTTTTTCTACTCTATTAATAATTTTTCTTACTTTAGGAGAAGACATGGTATTATTTTGTATAACATTTACTTCTTCTTTAGATACTCCCATACCCATTAAATTATTTATAGCTTCTTGCATTGGGTCTACAACTTTTTCACCAGAAGCATAACCTAATCTAACTTCATCTTTTTCTAACATCATATTTCTTCCTTCCTATTAATTGCTTCCTTAACCTGCTTGTCCAGTTGCTCCAACCGTACCAGAGAACTCACTCTCCCCTGCAACCGGTACATTTCCTGTTCCGATGTTGCCACCGCCAGTGCCTGTAGCTCCAAGTTCTTGAGGTTGTTGAGGTACTCCTTGAGGTCCTCCCATTGGGGGCTGTTCACCACCGGGTTGAGCTTCCTCGCCATTTGTTTGTCCAGCATTCTGCATTCCTATTATTTGTGCCATGATTGCAGCTTCTTCAGGGTCATTGAGTATTTCATCAGGGTCTAAGTCTAAGCTGTAGGCAAGTTCACTTACGAGTTTAGAAATTTTAACAAACGGAGCAATAGCAGGACTTTGTGCAGTTTGTAAGAACATAGTAAGTCTTTGACTTCTAACTTCTTTTTGCATCAAGCTATTCGTTCCAGTAGCTTTAACTTCTAAATCACCTTTAACATCCAACTCATCTTCTAGGAATTGCATGTTCCACTGGAAGTAAGACTCCCCTAGTGGCTTTAATAAAAAGTCATCAAGGTTTTTGATAACTGTTTTAATATTTAAACTTGATGCTCCAAGTAACATAGACATGCCAGAAGCAGTCCTTGTCATACTTTGAACACCTGTTTGACCGTGTGAATAACTAGGTATACCTGTTTGTTCATCTGCAAGTTGTCTAAACTTATCAAACATCATTAAGTTTTCTTGTGATGTATTAGGAAACTTCAAACCATGTATAGCTTGTCCCGGCATTCCAGCTTGTCTTCTAAAGACTTTACCCGGATATATTTCCATTGATTGTCCACCTACTAAAGCAGACTCGTCTACATCAAATACAAGAGAACCAGACATTGCTAAGTTATCTATAGCCATTCTTGCATGACCATTCATAATCTGTTGACTATCATCCATATTCTCTGCTACACCAATACCAAAGAAGTTATATGGATTTCTTTCGTATGGGAAAGCGTTATATGGTATTCTGTATGGAGTAAATGGATTGAGTACAGCCCTTAACAAGTAAGTACCACATGTCCATATGTTTACTTGTACTTCATCTAAGTCATCAACACTGTCGGGTAAGTCGATTCCTACTTCTCTTGCGTACTCTGCATCCATCATTCCCCAGTATTCTAAGACTTCAAAACTGCTACTTATATCTTCATCACTTCTAGCATCGTCTTTTAACTGGCTTTCAAAATCTTTCTCTACGTAGTTAGCACCCATCTGTATTGCACTACGTATTGCATCTTCGTCAAAGTAAGGCATATTTCTTAACTGCCTTAATTGACTTCTGTTCATTTTATGTCTATGGATAATGTATTCACATTCTTCCATGTTAGTAGCGTTAGGGTCTGGATAAAAATCCCAACAACTAACAAACTCAATTCTAGGTACTCTAACTTCTAAAGGGTTATAACTTCTGTTACCTTCTTCATCTGTATCCCACTTGTGAAGTTTCTTGTTAAAGTTAAATGGTCCTTTTACAATCCCTGTACCAAGTAAAGCAGATTCTAAAAGAGCATTTCTTAATTCTGAGTTTCCATTTGATTCTTCAATCTGGTCATGGATAAGTTTCTCCATTCTTCTTGCAGCTCTTTGTGCAGGAGATACTTCAATTTTTTGTGGGTCAGGACTAGTACCGTCTTTAAGAATACCAGCTTTTTCAGCTTGGTCTTCAAGACTATCTTCAAACATACCGTTATAAAAACTTGCACCGGGTTTTAAAGTTCTACCATCTCCTTCGTAACCAACATCATAAGGGCTATCTATTCTGTTACCAATATCATCAGGTATTTCCATACCTTCTGATGTTTCTAAACCGGGTGTAGGACTAGCTGTGTCAAGGTGTGCAAAGTTTGTTTCACCTTCTGCTATTTTAGTTTCGGAAATTCCTATCGGAAATTTACCTGTACCAAAGATAACATCAACAAGTTGTCCAAATGCTGCAAGTACTTTAGTCTTAGTAACTTTTACAAAAACTCTAGACTTTTCAGATTCTCTAAACTTAACACTTTTAGCATAAAGACCTCTATAGTTCTCATATGCTTTTAACCAACGAGTCTCATCAGTTTGTCTAGCTTCTTCCGCTTGAGCATAACGTCCTTTAATAATACCAATAAGATTTCTTTGTTGGTCTTCTTCTAAAGTTAATTGAACTCCAGACTCTCCTTCAACTTCTTCGTAGATACTATCAGCGTTTAAAAATGTATTTCTGTCTTCTGCCATGTACTTTTAATATCCAAATGTTGAATCAACTGGTCTATACATTTCACGTTTTAAACCTCTTATACGTTCTAATGGGCTTTCCATTCTTGGTCTACTCATTATCATATAACGTAATGCATCATATGCGTGGTCTGAAGCTTTTGTATCTACATCTTCAGGGTTAATCTTAGACAATGGTATAGACTGTAATTCTCTTATTAAGTTAGGACATGTATTAAATATCTGTAACTTAGGTCTACCATTTTCTCTAACCTTTAAATACTCGTGTATTTGTATCTTACCTTGTATTCTATTCTTATCAGCTCGTCTTAACTTATGACCAGCCTTAACTAAACTTTCTCCTACAGTTGGACCAGTCGTTCCTGTTCTTGCCCATGCTGCAGTATCTAAAACCCCGTTCACTGAGAAAGGGTCTTCTGTCTCCATATCTGTTATTATAGCACCTAATTCTTCTCCTGTCAAGCCTTTTTTGTATAATTCTCTATAAATTATTAAAGTATTATCGTTTATATCCATTATTCCCCATAAACAACAGGACTCTGCAGCATATCCATAGTCAACTGCTTTGACTCTTTCCCAGTGTACAGGCAGTTCAAATGGTGTAATAATATGATTTTCAGGACTAAATTCTACAAATGCAGCTCCTTCAGCTACATCCCAGTTACCTTCTAAGAGTTGTCTACGTTGTATAGGTGGTAAAGACTTAAGCATCTGTTCATAAATACCATCTTCTGCAAGGTATGGGTTATCAGCTAACTTAGCAGGAATAAACTTACGAGTTAATCCATCTTTACCTAAGAATGATTTGTTTGATTCGTTTGGTTCTATGTATCTTTTCTTTACCCAATTAGAACCAACACCACCGGGGTTAGCAGTACAGCGTAAATATGTTTGTATTTCTTTGTCTGTTGTTCTAAGACGTGAAGCAAGATAGTTCCAACTAAACTCTGTAGGTAGATGGGTTATCTCATCAAACCCTATCCAACTATATGCTTGTCCTTGATATCTGTATACGTCTGCATCTCTTTCAAGGAAACCAAACTCAACCTTTGCACCGCTTGGAAAGTTCCAAAGCTTTTCTACTTCTCTGAACTTAGCACCGGGAAATGCTTGTGGATATAATTCACGAGACTTATCAATCATCTCTCTTAGTTCTGGCATAGACCTTCTAAGTATCAATGCTCTGTGTGCAGACCTATGTGCGTATCTTAGTGGGTCAACAATCATGGCATATGATTTACCACCACCAGCAGCTCCACCATATAACACATCTTTTTCACCAGCAGCAAGGAAGTCTGTTTGTGGACCTTCGTTAGCGTGGAAGAATACATGATGATTATCAAGTACTTCTTTTACAGCTTTGGGTAACGTATCTAAATCACTTTCTGTAACAATGCCTTCTTTAGTATTGTCCAGCTTTTCAAGTGTTGTTTTTTGTTTCTTGAATGATTTCTTAGCGTTGTTTAGCTTCTCTTCAAGTTTTCTGATGTTTTTTTGTTTACGAGTAATAGTCCTACGTGCTGCATCTTGTGCATCTTTAGGAGGTCTACCACCTTTCTTACGAGGCGTACCATCTTTGTTCTTTACAAAATTACCTTCGTTATCTTGCAAGTAAAGATGTGGGTTCAGTTCCCAATCTTTCGCTTCGTAATCCATACTTTTTATCTATGTGTTTTTTAAGTCCCGGAGCAGACATACGTCTGTCAGTTTTATATTCTAACCAATCACATGCAGCCTGTAACGATATCTCTTCGTTGACTACCATGTTCTCTGCAATCTGCAAAGCTTCTAACTCTTCTTCAATAGGTTTTAAAAAAGAACTAGCTTCTTCAGCTAACTGATACCCAAAAGGTATAGTTGATGTAGCTCTTTTTATATATCCTTCTTTCATCTGTACTTAGCTGTTTTCTCTGCTATTTTTTTAGGTTGTTTAACAAACTGTCTACCACGTTTAGTTCCTTCTCGTTTTGCTTTTGTTGTTGCTGCGTACTCTTGAGATGATAATGCCTCTCTCGCTTTCTTCGGGAGATATCTTTCCCCCGTTTCCGCAGACGGTTTACCACTCTTAGTACCCCAATCTTGTGTTGTCCAATTTCTAAGACTTTGTTGACTTTTTCTTAGTGACATTTGTTTTCTTTTCTTTTGTTACTAAACACGTTTTAAATAACTTAGCGTATGCTTTGTTTAGTCTATTCATCATTTCAATCATAAATTCTTCTATCCTTTTCATATTACTTATAGCCACCCCCTGCAGCTTTGTAAAGTTTAGCAAGGAGCTGGGCTTTTCGAGCAGACCACTGACCGGCTTTACCACCTTTAGTACCGCGTTTAACCTTCTCGAAAAGTCTCTTACGCAAGGTTGGCTTGGTATAATTACCAGCTTTATTAACGGTTGATTTACTCTTCTTCTTTGTTGGCATTTTTCTTTCCTCCAAATATAGCATCCCAGTTATCTCTGTACTGTTTGGAATGTACATTAACTCTAGGTGCAGAACCTTTACCACCGTCTGAAGGTTTGTAAAGTCTACCCTTATTCTTTTTACTAGACATAAGGACAGGTTTCTCGTTGCTACCTAGCTGTGGCATATAACTACCCTATTACCATTTAACCTTATCAGCCCAATAGGCTGCTGATAGTTTACCTTTTTTAATGTTCTTACCGTGTCTCGCTTTAAAAGACTTTCTCTTTGCTTTCATTCTGGCTGATTCACCCGCTTTAGGTTTCCCTGCAGTCTTAGCACCTTGTTCACCAAACCTAATCATTTTAATAGTATCTCCTTCCTTTGCAAGAACTACGTGTGATTTAGTTGGGTGTTTTGGAGTACGTTTAGGTTTGTTATAACCTGCAAACCTTTCTCCTCTATATTCAATGCTCATTAGTGTACCGTCCTCTTCTTTGTTTGGTCATCGTGTTCTAGTTCTTGAATCTCTCCTAGAACTAACAACCCATATTGTATTGCTATTCTATTTGCTTGGGCAATTGTATCTGCTTTGATATATGGACCAATAGCAGGTCCATCTTCATTAACGTGTTCAGTTATCCAAAGCTTAGTCATTATTGACTACCTCATAGTTAGCGTCCTCTGCTTCTATATCAATCGTATGCTTTTCTGGTAGTATAAAGATACCGCCACTAACATTATGATTAATATCTACTTTATCCGTCTTAACAACACCAGCCCTATCTAGTATCGTCTGTGCAGCTTGTAGCTTGTTGTTAGCTTGAGGAACAGGCTTATCAGATTTCATAACCTCTATAAGCTTGAATGCTGCAGTTGGGGCTTCCCTTGCAAGTACGTCACTGGCTAAATCCACTACTTCGTTTTTTAGTGCTTTTAATATTTGATAGTGATTGCCTGAATACCCTGCAAGTTCGGCTGACTTTTTGAAGTCCCCACCAGTATCTACTAAGTGATTCAAGAATGCTTCTTGTTTTTCAGTTAGATTTCTCTTCTTTTCTGGTAGGTAGCTCATGGTATTATTATATAGTATCTTTTAAAGTTTGTCAAGTTTTTTTACAAAACTTTCAAGTCTTTTCACATATTTTAAAGTATTTGCATAAAGTACTTGACAAAATTGAAAAGTAAGTGTATAATAAAGTTGAAAACGTCCCCAGGTTTAAATACATATATCCTGATAGGATAATACCTATATAGCCCCACCCAAACCTAACAAATATTTATCAATCATTCTTTATAATCCCCATAACTTATTATATAATACTATAGCTTTATTCGTGTTGTAAAGTATATAAAAGGTTATGGCGTTTGTGAAGTTTTAAAGCTTTATAAAGCCCAACTGGTTAATACCACTATTGGCTAGAAATGTATAAGATTTATATATATACCACCCCACCCCCCCTGTACATCCTGCCCCCCTACTTTAAAAACTTATCAACAGGATATCAACAGCTTATCCACTTTTAAAGTGTGTCATGTATAACCTGTGGATAACTCTGTGGATAACTTTTAAAGACTTTACAAGCTTGAAAAGTGTCATACCACCCCTTTAAAAGTGTCATACTTTACAAGCTTTACAAGTCTAGTTTATGCCCCGTGAAAAGTGTATAAAATTTATACAATTTATAATCTGTACAATTTTTATACAACTTCACAAGCTGTACAATTTTTATACAACTTTATAAGCTGTACAATTTTTATACAATTATTTAGTCTCATCTTTACAAGCTGTACAATTTTTATACAGCACCTCTCTTGAAACCCTTACTGCTACAGCGTTTATAAAGTTGTTGCATTCTCTTTTCATATAGTATCTTATATAGGAATGAAAACAAAACAGCACAAGAACAATGTCAAGGACACTTTACACCTGTATATCCATACAGTATGTCAAGTAGACTTTACAGTGCATAACAAAAGGAAATATTAAAATGAAAAATGAAAATAAAAATGTGACTCTTACTTTAACTGTAGAAGAATTAGATTTAATTAGACATGCTACATGGTCTTTAGAATCTAAAATAGAAAAAGATATAGAAGAATCGAACTCTAAAGATGATAACTATAAAAAAGAAGATAGCTTTTGGACTAGAAAAAATGACATTCAAAAGAATATGTATTTTGATTCTAAAGCTTTAAGAAGCAAAGTAATTAAAGCTAATTCTAATTCTTTTGCTACTTTTGAAGATAGACAAGCTTTTGAAAAAGAACATAAGCTAGAAGCTGGAGATTTATGTTCTAGGTACGCTAACAATAGATAACCCCTAACCACTTATCAAGCTCCTCTTTTGGGGCTTTAGGTGGTATAAAAACAACATTTACAAAGGAGTAAATAAATATGAAATTTGAAAAACAAAAAATATGTCAATTAAGAACTGTTATAGCAAGAATGGAGAATGGAGTTTATGAGAATCAACAAGAATTAATGAAAGCCATATTAAAGGTTTTATGTTCAACAGATAAAACTCAATTTAAATATAATTATAGTTCAACAGATTTTTCAGATGATAAAACTTTATTAAAGCTTTCAGGACTAGCAAGAGTAGAATATTCAGGGGCTGTAGTAGATAAAGAACACTATATCAGGGCTGGACTTGAATCTATGTTAGAAGCATAAACCCTAACCACTTAATAAGCCCCTCTTTTGGGGCTTTAGGTGGTATAAGAAACACATTTACAAAGGAGTAAATAAAATGGCTAAAATAAAAAACTTTGAATTTTCTGATGTATATATTTCTAAATCAGATTTAATTGATTATTTATATACTACTGAATTTAATAAATTTAGAGATGAAGTAGATATTTCAGATGATGAAGCAGTTGAGCAAGTTTTAAAAAATATCCAAAAGAAAATAAAACAAGGCTTTGCAATAAATAGTTGGAATTTAACAAAAGAATATTTGAAGCAAGAATCCAACGAATGGTTGCATATTAGTTTAGAGCAAAGCTTTGACGCTGTAGAAAGCAGTTATTTTAGAAATAACCCTTAACCCTAACCACGTTAAACGCCTCCTTAATTGGGGGCTTTCGTGGTATAAAAATAACTAAACAAAGCGTGAGGGCTTTAAAATTATGGATAATAAAATAAAAACACTAGCACAATTTATAGAGTGCGAAGTTGATGAAATAGAAAGAGTATATGGTGCTTCTACTTTTGAACATGGGAATAGAGAATATCTAGTATTAACAGATGATGAAGCAGACGAAAGAGCAAAAGAATATATAGAAGAATCTATATGGGCTTTTTATTCTTCTTTTCTTGCAAAGCATACAAATATTGATGAAGAAATTATTAAACATTTACAAGATAAATGTGAAGGTGCTAATGATGTTTTATTAAATGCTGTTAAAGATATTGATGCTTTTATAAGTGAAGCTATCGGCTGTGATGGTAGAGGGCATTTTATGTCTAGCTATGATGGACACGAAGAAGAACTAAACGACTTATACATCTATAGAACTAATTAAAATAAAATAAAACCCCCATTAATTTGGGGGTGCTGTTAGCTTTTTAAAATACATAATAAGAGAGACTGACTGTGCATGATTGTTTTATAATTCTATAAGACTTCAAAAACTTTTAAAACTATACAAGATTTACAAGATATAAACACCACTTATAATACAACATAACTAAACTTTATCGGACTCAATGAGAGCCTCTGTATTGAATAGTTAGGTAAAGCCTAGCCTTAGTATCTAAAATCTCTAAGCTCTATTCGACTGTATGAATATACAGTACTATGAATCATTACTACACTTTAAAAGAAATGTAAAGGGATATATTAAAAATAAATAAAATAAATATATTGCTTATTTGTTGACAGTAAATTAAATTTATAGGTATCAAATAAATAAATAGCTAGAGGGCTATAAGAATATGAAACATAAAAAAACAGTATATAGAAAAGCTTCAGGGGTAAACCCAGCACAGTATAAGTATAGAGGGTTTATTATAAGTTCTCATTATGATTGTGGTAGAAACCATTGGACAGGTAGCAACATACCTAACGACAATACAAAGCCAATTAGGTTTGGTGGGTGGGAACACACTATAAAAGATGTTCAAGAAAAAATAGATAATCATTTTGAAATGGAGGATAAGTAGATGATGTTAGAGTATGTAAAAGAAACTAGACAAGCAGTAAGAACAGCTTTTAAAGATTTAGAATCTAAAGGTTGGTATACAGGAACGCCTAGTAAAGAGGGTGTGTGGTGTTGTCAGTCTTGTAGTTGGGGTAATGTCCCTAAAGATAAAGATAATGCTGTGTTCTACCATGAGCAGGGAGAAGAACGCTACAAGATATGGGGTGTAATTAACTTATATCATCAAGGCAATGCTTCAGAACTTGTAGAAACTTTAAACGATAAAGGACTTATCACTTCATGGAATGGTTTGGAGTCTAGGTCAGTACAGGTTTTAGGAATGGTAAAGCACCTTAACTCTTTTAAAGATTCAGAAATGGATAGAGAGGGCTATGGTGTAAATGGTAGAGGTAATTTATATGAGACAAGATAACCATAAGGAGGTTAGATAGTATGCAAAAATATAAAGACATATACGAATATAGCACTATATCACATAAGGCTTACAGCGTAGCGAAACAGAACAGAGAATGGAAAAAAACATGGGTAGTTGTTGAGCCTAATAAAATACAGCTTGACAAACCTATAGCAATTAGGAGGTTAAAAGAATGTTTGACATAACAATAACAACTGTGATAATTTATATAATTGTAGGGCTAATGGTTGGCTACTACTTAAATGAGAGGGACTGAGAATGAGTAATATAATAACAGAAACATACGCTGATAAACTGTATGAGGAACTATACGAAAAGTATTATAAAGAAGTAGGTAAGACTACAGATGATGTTGAGTATATAGAAAAGGAAGCTGAGAGATTAGCTGAAATAGATTTAGATAACTTTGAAATGGAGGGATAAGGCATGAGTAAACTATACAGAGAATATGAATATGAAAAAGAATGTGTACTTCACACACTTGACAAACTTGAAATGAGTGTAAGGTTTCTAAACGTCTGGGTCAATGAGCCTATGGGTTTAGAGAACGCTAAGTACGTACTGGAAAAGAACTCTAACAGGACATACGATTTGTTAGATATTAATATGGTAAAAGAATTAGTAGAGGAGGAAGTCAGATGACACATAATATACTAATGAAGGTAGCAGTACTAGGTATGATAACTTGTATCTGGATATTGTATTTAATAAATGGAGGTGCAGTATGAATGTTGATAGCGATAAACCAAAATACATTGAAGCTAGGTACAGTGCATATCTTAGTTGGGACTTAGAAGAACTAGGTATTGACTGGGATGAGATAGAAGATTGGGACTTGTTAAGAGCAGACCTACATATAACTTTTAAAGATGGAACTCAAAAGGTGTATGAAAACTGGCAAGACTTAGACATAGATTATAAACATAACTTTGAAGAAGTCCTTATACTTGATGAGGATTGGCATGAGGTGGAGGGATTGAACTGATGATAATATATGAAGGCATAACAAAAGAGATAGAAGATATCAAAGATGCAGTAGCTAGACAAGAGAAGGTACTGTATGAGATACTAGAACTATTAAAACAACAGGAGGTTGATGATGATGAACATTAATACATTAGAAAAAGAAATACTTAAAGCTATTGATATAGAAAGACAAGAACTGCGTAATAACTTTAGGAATTGGAAAACTATTGAAGAAAGCTTTATAGATTTAGAAAACTTTACCTGTAAATTATTTACAGAATATAAAGGAGGTTGATGATGACAGCTAAAGAAATGACAGATAAAAATTTTATAAACTTTCAAGATGATTTCTATAATCTTTTAGAAAAGTATGGAGTTGGTAAGATTGACATAGAACATTCACAGTTTAATAGTATTTGCAACCTTAGAAATAAGGTAGTAGAATTTATTGAACAAGAAACGTGGGAGCAAGATAATGAATAAAACTTTATACAAAAGACTAGAAGATATATGTGCAAGAGAATATGTTGTTAATAAATTATCTGAACATAAGTTTAGAACATTTGTCGACTTTCTTTATGATGACATAAGAACATGGGACAAACCTACAGATGTAGCAGATGTTGATGTAATACATAGGATAGAAGAACATCTAAGCTACATGGTGAGCAGGAGATTAGCTGATGCACACATAGGTACTAACCATGACTAACAATCCCTTAGAAAGGCTTAGAAAAAAATTATCTTTTTTACTTGACAACCTTAAAAATAAGTTTAGAATGCTTATAAAATCTAAACAAAATAATAAAATAATTATTAATAAAGATATTAAAAATAATATTCCTAAACATTTAAAGGGATTAAATAATAAACAATTAAAAGATTTACAAAGTCTTTTTAGAATGAGGATATAATATGAAGGTAAAACATTTAAAAACTAAAGTAAGTATTGATATGAGTGTTAGTGAGTATGACACTTTATTTAAATACATAAACAAAATAGATAGTATGTTAAACACTTTACACGAGACAAACGATTTGTGGTTGTCTGATGTACATAACTTAAGCAGTCTTAGGTATGAGTTAGTTGAGTTGTTAGATGCTGAATGGAATCCAGATACATATAGATATGTAAAGAGAGGAAGTTGAGTGAGAGAAGACTGTAAGCTAACACCTATGAACAAAGAAGAGTTTAGAATGTGGGAAGATTATATTATAAGTTATAATCATAGTAATCCTACAGACCAGATAGCTTACGAGGTCACATGGAAGGACGATAATTATAAAGTAAAATTATTAAATTTAAAGGTTGACAGAGGGGTAGAGTAGTAGTATCATAGATACTTATTTCAGGTATGTCCAAAGGTGTAGCCCTCAACTAACCTTCCTGAACCTAAAGACATACGATTATATCGTGCTAGTTACTGGTCTAGTGCCAAGAAAACCAGACTGATTTTAAAGTTTTACAAGGTGTTCGAGCTACTGTAAAATCCTTTCTTGAAAAGGTTGTAGCTGAAATGGGATAAGAACTAAACCGATTACCTTCCCTTGTAAATTAAATCCTAGATTAAATTCGGGGTAGTCAGTCGTTCGGTGACTCTAAAAGATAATGTTCGAGTGCTGGGTATCACTTTAAAGTACCTACTTTTAACTGGAGGGTTATATGAATCTATATTTTAAATCAACAACACTAGAAAAAGAGATAGGTTGGACATGGAAAGACATGGACAAAGCCTACTGGGATACGTGGATACCTAAGAAGTCTGATATCAAAATCATTACAAGACTTAACAAAGAACAAAAGAAACAAGCACTTGATGAGTTATGGGAAGACTTGCAAGGGGCTATACAATTTACACGTGATAGAAACAGTGCAAGAAGAAGACAGAAAAGACTTGCACAAAAAGAAAAAGCATGTTAGAATCCAGACACTTAATACTAAAAAACTAAACCAACGGAGGTAATTATATGTATGAGTATGTAGAAGGAAAAGCTATGTGGGCTAATGTCAGCACACCAAACACTAAGTTTGAACCACATAAGTACGGAATCGTGGTGTTGACTGATGAAGATACTGCTACCAGATTAGAGGATGCAGGGTTATCAAGAGTAAGAACCAGAGATGGTCAAGCTAAGTATGATGAACCTGCTTTCTCATTCAGTAGAAAAGTAGAACGACATGATGGGACTACCAATCCTGCACCTAAGTTAGTTGACGCTGATGGTAACGACTTAGATGTTAGTCTTGGTAATGGCTCTGAAGTTACTGTGAAGATTAAACCTTACACAGGAAAGTATGGTACATTTGCAGAGTTAATAGCTGTGAAGGTTACTAATTTAATTGAATACACTGAACCAAGTTCAGACAACGAGGAATTTTAATATGATTATTACTATTAAGAATGATGATGGCGAATCAGTCTATGATGTTTCAAAGATTGAAGATGAGCAGAAGAGAGCAGGTGCTAATGTATCTATCAGTAAGATAGGCACATTGAATGTACTGGTTGAAGCTTTGAACTATGCTTCACAAGGACATCAAAATAATCTTGAAGCTGTGCTAAAGGAAAGCCCTGAAGCAGTAGTTGAACAAGAGGAACAAGAAGAAGAAGTAGTTGTAGAAGATTCAGAAGACGAATCTTAATTATTAATGAGGGCTAACATGGATAAAACTTGGGACAAGCTACACCAACCCTGTCCACTTTGCAACAGTAGTGATGCTGTAGGAATCAACGAAGATGATTCAGCAAAGTGTTTCAGTTGTGGGGAATTTATGCCTAGCTATACTAAAGCATGTGGAGGAAAGGATATGCAAACAGCAACGAATACAACAACAACTAAACTACCTGATGTAGTAGATGAAGGGAAATTTTCAGCCTTAACAGACAGAAAAATATCTCAAGCTACAGCCACTAAGTACGGGGTTAAATGTGTACATGATTTACAAGGTAATATCGTTAAACATTTCTATCCTTTCTATAATGGTCATGAGTTATCAGCTACTAAGGTTCGTAATGTAAGGAATAAAGATTTCTTTTTATCTGGAAGTTACAATGATACAGGTTTGTTTGGTCAACAGTTGTTCAAGGGTGGCAAGTATGTCACTATAACAGAAGGCGAGTGTGATGCTATGGCTACCTATGAACTCTTAGGTTCTAAGTGGGCTGTAGTATCTATCAAGCGTGGAGCAAACGGAGCAGTAAGGGACATCAAGGAAAGCCTTGAGTTCTTTGAAGAGTTTGAGAATGTAATCATTGCATTTGATAATGACAAGGCAGGTAAGGAAGCTTCTATTAAAGTTGCTAGATTATTTAAACCTAGTAAGGCTAAGATAGTTACTTTACCTAATGGATTCAAAGACCCTAACGACATGCTTCGTTCTAACAGACACAAAGAGTTTGTTGAATGTTGGTGGTCAGCTAAAGTTTATACACCCTCTGGTGTTATAAATGTATCTGAACAGCGTGAGAAGTTTCACAATCGTGAGAAGAAACAAAGCGTACCCTATCCTTATGAAGGACTGAACAAGAAATTGTATGGTCTTAGGGCAGGAGAACTTGTAACTCTTACAGGTGGTACTGGTCTTGGTAAGTCAAGTGTTACAAGAGAACTTGAACATCATCTTATTAAGAACACTACAGACAATGTAGGTATCATAGCATTAGAAGAAGATTGGAGAAGAACCATTGATGGTATCTTATCTATTGAAGCTAACGCTAGATTATATGTTGACCAAGAACGTGAGAAGTTTTCTCAAGAAGAACTAGATAAGATGTTTGATATTCTCTATGACGGAGAGAACAAGAACAGGGTGTGGGTACATTCACACTTTGGGACTAATGATATTGATGACATCTTTACTAAACTTAGATTCATGATTATTGGATGTGACTGCAAGTGGGTGGTCGTTGACCATTTACATATGTTAGTTAGTGCAGTACATGAAGGAGATGAGAGACGTGCCATTGATACTATCATGACTAGACTTAGAAGTTTGGTAGAAGAGACAGGTGCAGGAATCATTTTAGTTTCTCACTTACGTAGAGTTGATGGTAACAAAGGACATGAGAACGGTATTGAAGTATCTCTATCTCATCTAAGAGGTTCTAATAGTATAGGACAACTTAGTGATTGTGTAATAGCCTTAGAAAGAAACCAACAATCAGATGACCCTGAAGAAGCTAGGACTACAAGACTTCGTATACTTAAATCAAGGTATACTGGAGATGTAGGTATGGCTTGTAGAGTTGTATATGATGGAGAAACTGGTAGACTATCAGAGGTTAGCGACAGTGACATAGAGTTTGATAACACTTTAGATGAGGCATTTTAATGGACTTAGTATTTGACATAGAAACAGATGACTTGAAAGCAACTCTGGTACATTGTATCGTTGCTCAAGACATGGACACTGGAGAGATATATAAATATCCACCAGATAAATTGTCTGAAGGTTATGAACTGTTGACTAAGGCAGATACTTTAATAGGACACAACATCATTGGATTTGATATACCTATGGTAGAGAAGTTTGGTGGTGTTGACTTGTCAAAGATACCAGTCATTGATACTCTTGTACTATCAAGACTGTTCAACCCTAACAGAGAAGGTGGTCATAGCCTTGAGAAATGGGGATATAAATTAGGCTATCATAAGATAGACTTTTCAGATTATCTTAATTACTCTAAAGAGATGATGGACTATTGTGTTAGAGATGTACAACTCAACGCTGTAGTATTAAAGAAACTAAGAGAGGAGAGTAAAGGATTCTCTAAACAATGTATAGCTATTGAACAAGGTGTAGCTAGGATAATGAAACAACAAGAAGTAAATGGTTTTAAGTTTGATTTACAATCAGCATTGTTATTACTTGCTGAACTTAGAGAAAAGAAACAAGCCATTGAAGATGAAGTTCATAATACATTTAAACCTAAATGGGTAGATGATAAATTAGTTAAGCCTTACATTAAGAAAGATGGAGACTTATCTAAGCGTGGACTTACAGATGATGAGTATCAAAGATGTTTAGATACAAATAACTTTGAACCTTTTATGAGACAAACACTACAAGACTTTAATCTTGGTAGTCGTAAACAGATAGGAGAATATCTTATTGACTTTGGTTGGAAGCCTGAAAGGTTTACACCTACAGGTCAGCCTATAGTAGATGAGAAAACCCTATCAGCAATCACACACATACATGAAGCTAAACTTATAGCAGATTTCTTACTACTTCAAAAGCGTATAGCTCAAGTTGATTCTTGGGTTGAAGGAGTACAAGATGATGGTAGAGTACATGGCTTTGTAATACCTAATGGTGCTATCACAGGAAGAATGACACACAGGAATCCTAACATGGCACAAGTACCGGCAATCTATAGTCCTTATGGTAAAGAATGTAGAGCCTGTTGGACTGTAGAAGAAGGTAATGTTTTAATCGGAGTTGATGCTTCTGGTCTTGAGATTAGAATGTTAGCTCATTATATGAATGACGAGGAGTACACAAATGAAATTCTCAATGGAGACATACACACCGCTAATCAAAAACTTGCAAACCTTGAATCAAGAGATAAGGCAAAGACATTCATCTATGCACTTATGTACGGAGCAGGAGATGAAAAACTTGGAAGCGTGGTCGGAGGAAGTACAGCAGATGGTAAGAGAGCTAGACAATATTTCTTTGATAATAAGCCTACATTTAAGTCTCTTAGAGACAGAGTACAAAGAGCTTCAGCAAAAAACTACCTCAAAGGATTAGATGGTAGGAAGCTGTATGTTCGTAATCAACATTCAGCATTGAACACTTTACTACAAGGAGCAGGTGCTATCGTAATGAAACAAGCATTGGTTATGTTAGATGATGTGTTAAGATTAAACACAATGGATTATAAATTCGTAGCTAACATACATGATGAGTGGCAGATAGAAGTACCAAAAGATAAAGCTGATTTTATAGGGAACTTTGCAGTAGACAGTATTGTAAAAGCAGGAACACATTTTAATCTTCGTTGTCCTTTAGATGGCGAATACAAGATAGGAGATAACTGGAGTGAAACCCACTAAAGAAGACAGAAAGAAATTTGACATTGACTTAGAGTACGGAGAGATAAGAGAAGATAAAATAAAAGACATGCTAACTGGTAAGAAGATAGAAGTTAAATCAGAGAAAGGTATGTGGATGAAGACAGGAAACATATGTATAGAGTATGAGTCTTGGAATAAACCATCAGGAATTAGAGCAACCGAATCAGACTATTGGTTTCATAACCTATGTGTAGGAGACAACGAGTTCTGTACTCTTGTATTTAAAACAGATGTACTTAGAACTATTGTTGATGACCTTGATAGTTTTAAAACTGTATGTGGTGGAGACCATAACGCTAGTAAAATGTTCTTAGTTAATCTTCAGAAATTATTCTCATCAGATGTCATAAAAGCATTTAAGGAAACTGAAGATGAAAAAAAATAAGAAAACACTTGACACATTAGTAGAAGATATATATAATGAATTGTCGGCATTAGGAAAAGGCGAACATCTTAACATAGATGAAGAGTCAATCGAACAGTTTGGAGAGTCTATGAAACAGATTCTACATGACTGGTCACATCCTAGCCCAAGAGGTAAACCTAGTTTAAGAATGTCTAACATAGGTAAACAGCCTAGACAATTATGGTATGAGATGAACTCTGATTCTGATAATACAGAAGTCATATCTCCACCTACATTTATTAAGTTCTTGTACGGACACTTGCTTGAAGAGATAGTTTTATTTCTTGTTAAGTTATCCGGACATGAAGTAACAAGTGAACAGAAAGAGATAACAGTATCTGGAATTAAAGGACACATGGATTGTGTTATTGATGGAGAAGTTGTTGATGTTAAGACTGCTTCTAACTATGCCTTTAAGAAATTTAAAGATGGTACTCTAGCAGAGGATGACCCATTCGGATACATGGCTCAACTAGCAGGTTACGAATCAGCAGAAGGAACTACTCATGGTGGTTTCCTTGCTCTTAATAAAGAGTCTGGAGAGTTAGCTATGTTCAAGCCTGATAACTTTGATAAGCCTAATATCAAAAAGAAAATAACTGATATTAAAAAGGCTGTTAAGTTAGCAACACCTCCTGATAAATGTTATGATGATGAACCAGATGGTAAGTCTGGTAACATGAAACTTGCAAGGGGTTGTACTTGGTGTAGGTTTAAACATGAGTGTCACGAAGATGCTAACGATGGTAAAGGTTTAAGAGTATTTAAATATTCAACAGGTTATAGATACTTAACTCAAGTACCTAAAGTTCCTAATGTTATAGAGGTAACACAAATATGAGTGGTAAGAAATCAAAACTGTTAAGACGTAAGGCTGAAGGATTACTTATAGGATGGATTCAAAGCATGACTCCAGAAGGAGAAGATGCTAGTAAGATTAATAAGAAAAACTTACATGAGTTTCTACCAGAGCAAACACATATCTTTGCTAACAATAGATTTATGCTAAGTGCTTACAGTCTTAGATGGTTCTATAAGAAAGTAAAACAAAATCCTAACTTTCATTTGGAAGAGTTAAGTGGTTAGAAGAGTTCCTAGAAAACCTAGACCAAAGAAAGTAAATGTACCTAAAGGGTATGACAGTTTATGGGAAGCAACGCTACATGAGACTGTGCTACAAGAATGGAAACATCATTGGGATAACATTAACTATGTTGTTAAACATAAATACGAACCTGACTTTGTAAAGGTTATAGATGGTAAAACAATTTTACTAGAAGCTAAAGGTAGGTTCTGGGACTATGCAGAGTATAGTAAGTACATACATATAAGAGAAGCTATCCCTAATGACTATGAGTTAGTCTTCTTATTTCAGAAGCCTTTTTCTCCTATGCCTCAAGCTAAGAAAAGAAAAGACGGAACAAAAAGAACTCATGCTGAATGGGCAAAGACAAATAATTTTACATGGTATAGTGAAGAGACATTACCAGAGGAATGGAAAAGTGAGTTATAATAAACAATACTATCAAGATAATAAAGAAAAAATAAAGGCTCAATCATTAGAATATTATTATAATAATAAAGAAAAATGTTCTTTAAACAACAAAAAATATTATATAAGTAATAAAGACAATTTACAAGCTTATTCTAAAGAATATAATAAAAAGTGGTATCAAGATAATAAAGAAAAAATAAATGCTCAAAAAAAAGAATACAATAAAATCAATAAAGAAAAAATAAAACTACGTCAACAAGAGTACGAGTTAAAAAGAAAATATAATATAACTTTAAAAGAAAGAAATATTTTATTACAAGAACAAAATAATAAATGTAAAATTTGTTCTTTAGAGTTTAATGAAAATATCTTTAAACTAAAAGCTTGTGTAGACCACTGCCACGAGACTGGTAAAGTTAGAGGTTTGTTGTGTCGTACTTGTAATGCAGGACTTGGTTATTTTAAAGATAATATAGAACAATTAACAAAAGCTATTAACTATTTACAGGTAACAGAATGAATTATAAATTTAACGAAGATAAAATATTAAACGAATTAAAAGCTTACGTAGGTAATACGTATGACCAACACTATGCTAATGGTAAGTACCAAGCAACAGATATGATAATTGATTCCGGATATGGAGAAGGATTCTGTCTTGGAAACATTATGAAATATGCTATGAGGTTTGGTAAAAAGGACGGTAAAAATAATTTAGACCTATATAAAATAATACACTATGCTATAATAGCAATCTACGTAAACAATAAGGAACAAGATAATGGTTGAAGATAAGATAGGTACTAAACAATACTTAGGTATAGAAATAGATTATGACAGAGAAAAAACATTTGATAAGTTTAGTCTTGATACTTTAAAAGATAGATACTTATGGGATAACGAAACCCATGCACAGGAAGCTTTTGCAAGAGCATCAGTATTCGGTGCAACCTTTAAAGGAGAAACAGATTTTGAATTGGCTCAAAGACTTTATAACTACAGTTCCCAAAGGTGGTTCATGTTTAGCACTCCTATACTTAGTAACGGAGGAACAACTCGTGGGCTTCCTATCAGTTGTTTTCTTAATTATGTTCCTGATAGCAGGGGTGGTTTATCAGCTCATTATGATGAGAACATATGGTTGGCAAGTTCGGGTGGCGGTATCGGTGGCTATTGGGGAGACATTAGAAGTAACGGTATATCTACTACTCATGGCTCTCGTTCTACTGGCTCAATTCCTTTCATGCATGTAGTTGATTCTCAGATGTTAGCCTTTAATCAAGGTACAACTAGACGTGGTTCTTATGCGGCTTACATGGACATCAGTCATCCAGAGATTGAAGAGTTTATTAACATGCGTAAAGAATCAGGTGGAGATATAAACAGAAAGAATCTTAACATACATAACGGTGTAAACATTACAGATGCTTTCCTTGAAGCAGTAGAGAAAGATGATGACTGGAGATTGATTGACCCTAAGAGTAACGAAGCTGTTAAGGTAGTAAATGCTAGAGACTTATGGTGGCAAATCATTCATGCTAGAGCAGAGACAGGTGAACCTTACATGGTCAACATAGATACTTGTAATAAATATTTACCTAAAGCACAAAAAGATTTAGGACTTAAGATACGACAAAGTAATTTATGTTCAGAGATTACCCTACCAACAGACGAAGAAAGAACAGCAGTATGTTGTTTGTCTTCTGTAAACTTGGAACACTTTGATACTTGGTCAAAGGATGATAACTTCATACAAGATTTAATAACCATGCTTGACAATGTTTTACAGCACTACATTGACAATGCAATAGACACAACACAGTTAGGAGAATACAGTGCAAACTTTAAAAGATTTCAAAAATACGTTAGAGAAGGTAAAGAAGGATTTACTAAATCTGCCTATTCGGCATATAGAGAAAGAAGTCTCGGACTCGGTGCAATGGGCTTCC